GTCTCTGGCCAACTTTCACGACGACCCTTGTCATCTTGATAGCGGGCATAACGGCTGGCGGCAATGTACTCTTGATACTGGTCCATTTATTGGTCTCTATAGTTATATGGTGGATAAAAAGGGGAGGCCACAGTTTCTATGGCTCTCCCCCGATACTACAAAAGCAATTTACTTCTTAGGTTTTGTTTCCGTGCTTTTTAGCACTCCCTTAGTCTTCTTGGAAACTGCTGGGATTACTGGATTGGTTACCACCGCAATCTGGGCCATTGTCTCGTAGTATTCCAAGGTCTTTGTCAAGGCACTATGCAGCTCTTGTACAAACTTAAAGTTTGCCTTGTCATAGTCACCTAGATAAATATTAACCATATCTTTTCCAGTGCTAATTGCTAGGTTGATGTTGAAGTTTTCCTTATCGGTCCCTTCACCATAAACATCAAAAAAGCTGGGAAGATTATAGTCCTCCCCCGGAAAGAACTTACTAGCCTTAAACTTTAATGTCTTCATACAGAAAAGTCCGACGCTGCTGATGTAGACCCACCAAACTTCTCACCATCCTCTAACTTCTGCACATTGTTCAAGCCGGCAGCAATACCCTTAGAGCCACTTGTATCGTACGGATACAAAGTGATGGATGCACGGCCATAGCAACCTGAGTAGAACTCGCTGGTGTCGATGATTGGGTTCAGGTCTTGGTCTACAATACCTGGCTTTTCATTGCTTGATGCGTTAATGAAGTAGTGACCTGCGTACGCAGCGTCATCTTTCTCTGCATCACCATCACGTAGTCCGCCTTTAAGGAGCTTAGGTACTGAGCCACCCCACACGGCTGCGTTGATTGTCTTGGTCTCTTCAAACGCCTTCTTAAAGCGCGCCACTGTCTCTGTGTCTGACTTAGGGATAAGGATGGATACAGAGTACTTTAACACGCCGTTTGGTGTCTCAGCTGGCTGGAACACGTTAGCGTAAGAGAAGCGAACCTTGCCAGTTACAAACTTGGTCTTGATTGATTTTGTTGCCATGATGATTATTACCTTTTTAACATAAAGACTGGACTTCATTTGGGGCCAGTCTGTCTACCCATACACATATTAATGCAAAAACAACCTACTTTTTATTTCACAATATGAGATATCTAGCTATCATATAATAAACCTAGCTCCCCCAGTGCCTGCTTCATTGCTAGGGCCCTAATGAAGTCGGTCTGGTACTCAGGCTCGTACAGCAACTCAGGGTCATCTGCTACAATGTCTAAAATTTCTTCAATGGATCCCCTGATCTGCATGACACCCTCTCGGTGTTTGCCTCCAGGGAGACCATCAAAGTCCTTCATAAACTGGTCGATTAGCAGGTCCGGAACATCAAACTCCGTGTCATAACAAATAACCTGCATATTGATTCCTTATTTAGCTACCATTACGAGCCCAATATTTCCAATTGCATACCCTAGGAACATAATACCAGTGCCTATACTGCCCTTCCAGAACTGTTCACAGGCTATGTAGAAGTACACCGCACCCATTGCTGCTATTAGCCATGTACTCATACAAAATCCTCCTTAGCATCTTCCTTGACTCTTATCAGCTTTGGTTCACCATCTGGTCGTAAAATCAACTCACCTAACCAAGAGGCAACCTGTCCCTTAGGTCCCAGCTTCTCCAGTGTAGCTATTGATTTGAGCTTCTGGGGCTCCCAAATCGTTTGTGGGTCCATACCCCTCTCTACCAATACAANGGCCGCTAGGGCGCTGTCAGAGATCTTACGATGGGTTTTTGTAGTAGAGAGTTTGTATCCCGGTGGAACAATGTTCTGATCAATAGCACGGCTTAGTGCGTATGTCTCTACATCATTGCACCAAGTCTTTAGGCCTTGGGCTTTGGCGAGGACTTCACTGACTTCGTCTTCACTGAGGAGCGGCGGGTCTTTGAACTCTTGCTTGGCGAGCTCGGTGTTGAAGTCACTGCGGGCGCGGCACTGCGCTTTTGCGCGACAGAACTGGCACCAATCACCTGGGAGGAACTCGCCCGCACCGCTCCACGCCTTTTTGGCTTTGCTTTTGACAAAGTACTCGGCCCAGTCGATAAGTTTACGGATGCTGGTACCATCGGTACTGATACTGTCAAGTCGGGGTTGATGTATCGTGTAACTGACTTCTTGGATTTCCGGGAACTCTTCTTTGAACTTGGAGTAGGCTCCAAGTGCGTAAAGTCGTAGCTGCGGGTTATCTTGCGCATGTACCGGAATGCCTTTTCCGAACTTGAGGTCGATGACGCGAATGGTGTGCTTAGAAAGTATAACCACGTCGGCTGTACCAAATCCGTCAGGAACCCAATCACTGAAGTCCACACGCTGCTCAAATAAAGGTGTATCGCCGTCTCCAATCTGAGACCGGACATAAAGAACGTAGTTATCAACGTTGGCCTCGAAATCGTCTCGTTCAATGGGGGAGTAGTTTTTGTAGATCGGGTGCGTCTTGATGATTTCGTATTCGCGGTCATATTCGTCGTGTCCTATTTGATTAAATTGAAGTCGTAGGCGTATTTCGCCAAGTGAGTGTGCCAGTGTACCTTCCGCAGAGAAATCAATCCCCTTGGTATTTCGTTTCTGTTCTGGTAGTGTGGCCTCAAGTCTGGCCGAGGGGGTGCAGGATAGCCACCTTTTGGAGCCTGAAGCGGATAAAAGCGCATGTGCTGTCAATTTAGTCTTTCGTGTCTGATTAGTCGTACATATATTAATGCAAAAAAGGCACCCTTTTGAGGTGCCTTTTTATTTATTTTTTAGGTAGGGCGGAATTTATTCTTTTAATGCCTTAATTAAAGCAGCTATTTCACCGTTAAAATCTACCACAACTTCTTTTTTAATATCCTGCTTGATATCCATACGTTGTGAGTAGTCGTCTGGGTATTGTCCTTTTAAGGCCACTTCAGCAACTCTAGAATTAAAGGCTTTATTGTCAATGTTAGCTAGTAGCATCATCTCCCAAAACGCCTGCCCGTAGGTAGTTGCTAGGTCTAGTACCTCAGCAAACTCCGGATCCTCTTTTTTCCACTTAGCTGCGGTGGCCTTACTGATATTAATTGCGGCGTACATGGTTTTTTGGGATGCGCCCTGCTTACCGAGTTCCAAAACGGTCTTAGCCATTTCCTCAGTGAACATTTTTTTATTTGGTGATGGTTTTTTTGTGGTCATAATTTTTCTAATTATTGTGGGGTGCCTGGATTCTATGATGGCTCCAGGGGGCCATTAGCTTTCTTTACAGCTCGGAGAGCTTCACAGCTAGTCCTATCTATATTAATGCAAAAAACCGCACCATTCCGCCCTAAAAATCACCGGGCAGAATTATAGTCTTTTTAGGTGCCGAGGGTGGCGTTTTATCGCCATGCTCCCTGCGGTACCTTAACGCGTCATTTAGCATCATCTTGGTCATTGCCAGCGCTTTTTCCTGGTGCTCCTGCTCCTTTTGGGCGTTGGTTCGCTCAGCTTTTCGCTCTACTTCCTTGATGATATTGTTGCTAATTCCTGCGTGTTTAAGCAGCTGCTTGAGGTTCACTTGGGGCCTCCTCATTTACCTGTGGTGCGCACTGTGCCTGTATGGCATTGATCAAACCAACAGATTGAACAAACGGCAAGGTGCCTAACAAATTCAAGATGGCGTTAATATCTTTAACACTAAACTTCAATGTTAAAATTTTGCTCTCTAATGGGTCTACTTCTGTTGCTGCTACGTCGACTGTATCAGTCATTTTTTACTTCCTTTCTTAGGTTGTTTAATTCCAAACATTTCATATCTTGCTTCTAACTGCTTCGGGTCTGTGCAGTACTGGTTAAGCTCCATCTTCTGACAATACATATCCATTAAGGACTCGCAGCGCATGTCGTGGAGGGTCTTAATGCCAAGTAATGCGTTTAGTACATCATCTTCGCTCATTGGTACAGGGTGATCGCCGTAATGTTTGAACAATAAATTGATATCCTCACTAGTTTGCCACGCCAGCATGATGGCAGATTCTAGGTCAATTTTTGGGTTCATTTGTTCATCCTCTTCTTAGCTTTTTTAATATCTGCGTCAAAGTTAACGCTATACCAACCACCAACTATCTTAAGCGCTGGGAGTAGTACTTCCCATGATGTCACGTCATCCTCATGCCAAGCATCAGCATTTTTCATCATGCTTGAGACACTGACGTAGCTCTGTGCTAAGTTGTCTCTTGTAATCTCGTCTGCAAAATCATCATCTATTTCAATTTTCATTTACCGCACTCCTCTTCTTGTTTGTTTACTTTAATTCGTTTTGCAATCTCCCGGCCAATGTACCACTGCGCCTTGCGTAGGTCTTCTACCGCGTCCTTCTTTAGATCACATCGCCAGATATACTTTAGTGCGTTACCAAGGTTAAACTCCATGTGCTCTGTGATTTGAATACACTCAACGCCACTTGGGTGCTCTGTATAGTGCTTAGGATGGTTGACCGGATCGTGCATGTCTTAGCTCCTTAAGTTGTTTTTCCATGATCTGTAGCTCTTCCTGGCTATCACATACCCAGAGCCCCAATAAATCTTTATACATGCTAGTGTCGATATCTTCCACACCGCAAATTGTCTCCATAACATAACTGCCTCTGTAATTGTGCTCCACAATGAAATGAGTCATAGCTTTAATTCCTTTTTAATGAACTCAACACCCTTAAAGAAATGATACCTCCAATACTTTTCTGTTACCCCAACGTCAGCATAATTTAATCCATCTAAAAACGCCTCTAATACAAATTGTTGTTTTGTTGGCAAAACATCTGATATCATTCTTCGGATATCACTTACATCTTCCGGGTTCCAAGGCAGCCACCCCTCAAGTATCGGTGGGTTGGGCTCAACGCTATCCTCTTTTTCAAGGGGGTCAATGTCCTCATCCGAAAGCCTGGGGGCAATAGCGTTGATCTTGTGCTTGGTTTTTGTTTTCATACTATATTAATGCAAAATTCAGGGTGTCTAGAAGGGCCTGTTGCAAATTTATTTTTCCGTCCAGTACCTTGACCACCTGCTCGTCGATACTATTAGACATTGTTAGGTGGTGTATAATAACGGGCTTGGTCTGTCCTTGTCTGTATATCCTTGCATTTGCCTGTATATAGTTCTCTGAGCTCCATGGGAGATCAAACCAGACTGTCTGCGCTGTATCACCAACGTTGCACTGAAGATTGAGCCCGATGCCTCCAGATTGTGGGTGTGCAAATAGCATGCGGATCTCTCCTCTACGCCACGCCTCAATGTTGTCGTCATCCAATACCACACCCTGTGGAAACTGAAGCCGTAGTCTTTGGAGGGAATGTTTGAAGTGGTAGAACACCAGCGTAGGAGAGGAGCTCTCCTCCATGATCGACTCAAGATATTCCAGCTTAGAGCGGTGGACTTCATGCGTGTCCCCCTGCTCGTCATAGACCGCGCCTGATGTAAATTGAAGGAGCTTGTTCGCGAGTGCCGCCGCTGTTGGGGCTGTGATTTTTTCTTTTTTGATGTCGACAACCATCTCTTTTCTAAGCTCATCGTATTGTTTCCTTACCTGTGGGTCAAAAGATATACTGTGGTATACATAGGTACATTCGGGTAGTTGCAGGTAGTCCTCTGCCTTAAGTGAGAAACAGATGTCTGATATTTTGTCCTGTACAATCTTATCACATCCGGCCTTAAACTTCCATGAGTACACCACCCGGGTGTGCCGGTTCATTTGATCCGGCGTCATGTATTTGTCCCTAAAGCGGGTAAGGCTAGTCTCCAAACGCTCTCCTAAGTCCAATATACCCACCTGGGACCAGAGATCTTGCATGCCCTGAGGGGTAGGTGTACCAGTGAGGATTAAACGCCGTGAGAAGCCCTTTAAATGCTTCTTAAGCGCCTTGAATCGTTTGGTGCTTGGGTCCTTAAATCTGGACGATTCATCTATTACTAAGTTAGTGAATACTAACTTATCTGAAAGGCCACAGAGCCATGCCACGTTCTCAAGGTTAATCAGGTAGATATCTGCCTCCTTTTCTAACCCAGATAACCTTTGGTTCACGGGGCCAAGTAACTTCGATACTCTGAGCGACGATAGATGACTCCATTTCTTTATCTCCGCATCCCATACCGTCTCTGCTACTCGCTTGGGTGCTATGATTAGTGTCTTCCCCACGAATTGTTCCGCTATGATCGTCAGGGCGGTTGTCGTTTTCCCCAAACCCGGTGGAAGTAGGAGCCCCATGTTTCGTACGGATATCGCCTTGTTGATTAGGTCTTGTTGGTACTGGTGTAGCTGTGTTCTTTTTAGCATGTGTGTGATTCCATATCCAGTCTGCAATGTCGTAGTGGTCCTGCATTGTCCCATTGTCCTTCATCTTGTTTGCCTTGCTGCTGATAAACGCGATGTTGCCAACGACGTACCCAATCTCGGGGTGTATCTTATCTAGCTGGGGGGTATCGAGGCGGGTCTTTCCCTTACCCAGCCCCGACGC